TGATGGAACGTCAGTATCCCGGCCGCGCCGAAGCCGCCAGAAACGTCGTCAAGGCGTGGAACCCGATCAACAGGCCGTCCAGTCGGACGCCCGAGGAGAAGGCCTCCTTGATCCGTAACCTGACCGGGAGGCTGCCCTGACCATGCACGCCCCGCAACCAATCGAAAGGCCGCCCATGGGAAGCCGCAAGGGCCGCAAGCGCCTCCTCAACATGGCCCGCACCGAGGCGGGGCGCCTGTCCCGCTCGCGCAAGGCCGTCTCGCAGCGCGCCGAGCCGGCCAATGCGGTCGGCCTTGAGGCCCGCCGCCGGCACGATCCAGGCTTCCCGCTGGAGTACTACAAAGACCCCCGCATGAGTTCGATGCTCGGGAAATTGTCGATCGCGTATGACGTCGACGAGCGCGCCGGCATCCCCGAGGAGAAGCGTTCTGGCATTACGCGCGACCAGATGGACGCGGCCGAACGTTTCGCGGATACGCGTCGCCGCTATTACTACGCCCTCGGCGCTCCCGGCCTGCCGCGCGAGCCTCGCGCCGAAGAGCCGAAGGCGTGCGAGCGCTGCGGGTTGATGATCCCCTGCGAGGACTGCTCGGCCGATCGTCGCGCAGCCGCAATCCGCGCCTGGCGCCAGGTGACCGCCGTGCTGGCGCAGGACGGCCTGTGGGTTCAGGTCGTGAAGGATCTCGTGATCTACAACATGTTCAACGAGAACGACCTGCACATCCTGCGGCCGGCGCTCGACGCGCTCGACGCCTACTATCGGAAGGGGCAGCGCGCATGATCGAGATCACAGATGAGATGAAGCGTGCTGCGTGGGACGCCTACTCGAAAGCTTCATCTGGCGCGCTCAACGCGGTCATCGCCGCCGTCGCCCCGCTGATTGAGAAGCAAGTGAGGGAGGAGTGTGCGCGATTGTGCGAGGCTGAGCAACTTCGGCCCGGCGAGACGATCGACGGCTTTTCTGGGCGTATCATCGGACGAGTTGCGCAGCCAACCCGCCCATCTGAGGGGTCAACTGAGCTAGAGGTGGCGAAGGCGATCTTTGTCACTATCGGGGCAAGCTATATCACCCCCGCTCAAGCCTACTTCGCCGCTCGTATGGCCATCCTCGCCATGCAGGAGCCCAAGCCATGACTGACACCCCGCCAGACTGGGCCAAGCTCCAACTCCTCGCCCGCCGCAACGCATCCACCAAGCGCGCCGAGACATGCAAGGCGGCCGGTGTCAGTTCACGCGATGCAGGGCATATCGTGGCATCGACCGATCCGGCGGAACTCGTCGAGATGGTCGGGCAACTGTTCGCATGCGTCGCCGCGCTCGCGAAGAAGGTCAGGAAGCTGGAGGAGCGGAGATGAGGTGGCCGGCAAAATTCTTCGGCGAATGGTACTCTTGGTTTGCTTGGCACCCGGTGCGTGTTGGCAGACAGATTGTTTGGCTGGAATGGGTTGAACGCAAGGCCGACTGCGCCGGAGGGGCGGAGCAATACGCATGGTATGACTACCGCGAAAGGCAGGCACAGATGGAGGAGCGGAGATGAATATCAACGAACTGATGCGCATCCCGCACAAGGGCGGTCTGATCGTCACCATCGACGATCACGTGAGCAGCTACATGACCGTCGCTGACTACGTGGCCGAATATGCAGCGATGCAGAGCCATGAATATGACTACTGGGTTTCCGACGAGCAGCGAGACAAGGCCATTGCCGAGGATCGGCTCGTCGAGGTGCAATGGTATCCAGACACTCCGGTCGGGTTCTACCGCGCGGCAGGCGCTGACATCGAGGTCGTCGTCGCGTATGCGCTGAAGGTGGCGGAGCGAAAATAATGTGGCGTGGCGCTACATTTCTGTTGACACGGATGTAGCATCGCGCTACAAAGGTGACATCAGAAACGGAGTGACGCACATGCACATCCCAAACGAAAAGACTTACGCCGCTATGGTTTACGTCGACGGCGAGGAGTTCATGGGCATCCCGCACGAAACGAGCGACCAAATGGACGAGATGTTCAACGAAACCGTCAAGCGCGTCGGCGGCGAAGTCGCCTTGATGGTGTGGAAGCCCAAGTATCGGATCTGGTTCCGTGAACGGCTGAGCATAACCGCATCGGTCGACGCATGACCGCCGCTGAATTCCTCGCCACCCGCCAAGCGCTCGGCCTCACGCAGGCCGAGTTCGCTGTTCGCCTCGGCCTCACCCGCTCCACCGTCGCACGGATGGAGGCGGGCCGACCCATCTCCGCCACCGTCGCCATCCTCGCGCGCTTGCTCGCCAAACAGACCGGCGGGTAAGTGCAGCGAGGCTATTGCCTTTGTCGCAGCGTTGGCTTAACCGGGGATGAAATTCATGATGGCGGGCGTGTCGATGGATCTCAGTCCTGAACTCCGCGCGCGTCTCGACGAACTGCTGGCCGAGATCGGCGTCGAGCGCCTCTCCGCCGATCGCGTCAGCCTCCCGCTCGACACCTTGCACGCGCTGCTGTGGGCCGCCGGCCAGCCCGGGCCGGATCTGCGCGACATGAAGCCGAAGGGGCATTGCTGATGGCAAACAAGCCGGGTGGCCTCCTCTCCCCGCCGCAGTGGTATGTCGGAGGCAGCAAGGGCCAGACGCCCAGCGTGGCCGGCTTCGGCCCGCTCGACATGGCTCAGCAGGCGCAGGCCATGGCCATGCAGCAGGCGGCAATGCCCGGCCCCGCAGGCTCGTCGTATAGCGCGATCACCCGCGGCCCGCCGATGGACTTCGACGCCATCCGCATGCAGATGATGGGCATGGGCCAGCAGGGCGCACAGCAGCCCGGCCGCCCCGATCCCACGCCCGGCAGGAAGCCCCCGCCCGGCGGCGGAGGCCAGCAGCCCGGCGGCGGCGCAGGCGACCAGCGCTTCAACATGTTCTCGTGGCAGCCGTTCGAAAACCTGAAGGGCGTGCGCGAAGGCGACCTTGGCTCGATCATGCGCTATTACGCAAACCAGGCCGCGCAGCAGCCGAAGCCGCTTAACATGGGCAAGTTCTTCGGGCAGGGCTCGCAGCCGGGCCAGCAGCGCAAGGGCTTTGGCGAGGTCTGATAGGAAATCAGAGGAAATCAATGAAGGGCGGCAAGCGACCAGGCGCAGGCAGGCCGCCAGGCGCGGTCAACAAGAAGACTGCCGAGGTGCAGGCTGCTGTCGCCGCATCCGGCCTCACGCCGCTCGACTACATGCTCGGCGTGCTGCGCGACCCCGCGTACGGCCCTTTGCTGCGCATGGACGCTGCCAAGGCCGCCGCGCCGTATGTGCATCCGAAGCTGTCCGCGACCGAGTTGTCTGGCTCGCTGAACATCACGAACCACGAGGATGCCCTGGGGGACCTCGAATGAAGCCCCGTAAGCCAAGGTGCGGGCACTGCAAGTTCTGGAGCGACTGGCGGCGTCGGATGCCTCCGGCCACAGAGTTTGCTGGGTGGTGCCAACTGCACGCCCCCACGATGGGCGCTGATGGAAGGGCAGCGTGGCCCGTGACAGATAGTTACGAGTGCTGCGGCGAGTTCCAAGACAAGCGGCGCCCGAGACAGGCAGCGAAGGCGGATGGGGACGCTGACTGACCGCGAGCGAGCGGTACGCCAACGCCTCAAGGACGACTTCGAGCATTACGCATCCCGCTGTCTCCGCATCCGCACCAAGGCCGGCTCGGTTGAGCCCTTCGCGCTGAACAGAGCGCAGCGATACATCCACGAGCGCATCGAGGCGCAGCGACGCGAGACGGGCAAGGTCAGGGCGCTGATCCTGAAGGGCCGCCAGCAGGGCTGCTCGACCTATGTGGGCGGGCGCTTCTACTGGCTGACCACGCATCGGAAGGGCGTCCGGACGTTCATTCTGACCCATGAAGACCAGGCGACGCAGAACCTGTTCGACATGGTCAACCGCTACCACGACCACTGCCCGCGGCTGGTGAGGCCGAGCACGGGCGCGGCGAATGCGAAGGAGCTGCTGTTTGACGTCCTTGACAGCGGCTACAAAATCGGGACGGCCGGCACGAAAGGTGTGGGACGCTCTAGTACGCTACAACTGTTCCACGGCTCCGAGGTGGCCTTCTGGCCGCATGCCGAAACACATGCAGCGGGTGTTCTGCAGGCTGTTCCTGACGCGAGCGGGACAGAAGTCATCCTTGAGAGCACGGCTAACGGCCTTGGCAATTTCTTTCACCAGAAGTGGCGCGACGCCGAGGCTGGCAAGGGCGATTTCCAGGCGATCTTCGTGCCCTGGTACTGGCAGGAAGAATACCGCCGTGCTCGCCCTCCAGGCTTTACGCTCACAGAGGAAGAGATCGAGTACCGCGACCTCTACGGCCTCGACGACGAGCACATCGTCTGGCGTCGCAACAAGACCGACGAGCTGAAAGACCCGGTGCTGTTCAAGCAGGAGTACCCGGCGAACGCTGCTGAAGCGTTCCAGATGAGCGGCCATGACAGCTATATCTCGCCTGCGCTTGTGGCTCGTGCTCGCCGTGCGTCGGCGCCGGAAGCCGGTCCGCTCGTCATTGGTTATGACCCGGCGTGGATGGGCGCCGACCGCCACACGATGGCTTTCCGTCGAACTCGTCGAGTGATCAAAGTCGACAAGAAAGACAAGATCGACACGATGCAGGGCGCCGGCTGGGTCAAGCGCGTCATCGACGAGCATAAGCCCGCCAAGCTGTTCATCGACGTTGGCGGCGTCGGAGCGGGCATCTACGACCGCATCCAGGAATACGGGGCGCCCTACAACAAGATCGTCGTCGCAGTGAACTTCGGCAGTTCGCCGTTTGAGCCCTACCCAGAGGGCAGCGGCGGGCCGCTCAATCGCCGGGCCGAGATGTGGATGAAGTCGAAGCAGTGGCTGGAGGAACCGGCCGGCGTCCAGATCCCCGACGAGGACGAGATCCAGGCCGACGCCTGCGGGCCGACCTACAAGTACGACAGCATGACGCGGCTGGTTCTCGAAAAGAAAGAGGACATGCGCCGCCGCGGCGTGCCCTCGCCCGACACATGGGATGCGGTGGCGCTGACCTTCGCCGAGCCGGTCAGCGACCGCAACTCGTCCTGGCGCAAGCCCGATACGAAATGGGTGGTCTGATGGCACAGCGTGCGACCTACACCGAGGCCGAGGCCCGCGCGCTTCGCAATGAGCTTCGTGACGCCTTCGACGCCTCGTCGCGTGTGGTCTCGATCGACGAACTGGCCGAGGACATGGCGCGTTCGCAGGGCGGCTCGGTTGAGCACTACAAGCGCGTTCTCGTGTCTTGGAGCAAGGCCGTCTGATGGCTCGTAAGAAGGCGATGACCGACGACGAGCTGTCAGCCCTCGTCCAAGGCGAAATCGACGACGCCAAGACCTATGTCGACGAGGAATTCTCCGAGGATCGCGACGAGGCTATCCGCTTCTTCAACGGCGATCCGACCATTCTGCCGGCCATGCCCGGCCGCTCGACCGTTGTCAGCCACGACCTTGCGGACACCATCGGTTGGATACTGCCCGGCCTGATGCGGGTGTTCCTGTCGACCGATCGCGTCGTCGTGTACGAGCCCCGCACGCAGGGCGACACGGCCTTCGCGCAGCAGGCCACCGACTACATGAACTATGTGTTCTTGACCCGCTGCGGCGGGTATCGGGTGCTCTGGTCGTCCTTCCATGACGCGTTGATGCATCGGAATGGCGTCATCAAGCACTGGTGGGAACCGCCGAGTGAGGAGGACGAGTACAAGGTCGAGAAGTACACCGGCCTGACCCTCGAAATGCTGACGCTTCTGACACAGGAGCCAGGCGTTGAGATCCTGGAGGCGACGAGCACAGAGAAGGCTGAGCCCGCCCCGATGGGTGCGGAGCCCGAGGCTGTCTATTACGACGTCAAGATCAAGCGCGAGACCAATCACTGCGGCCGGCTAATGGTCCAAGCCGTTCCGGCCGAGGAGTTCCTGATCGACCGCAGCGCCAAATGCGACGAGGACGCGCTGTTCATGGCGCATCGCCGCCTCGTGACGCGCTCGGATCTGGTCAAGGAAGGATACAAGCGCGACCTCGTCGACAAGATCGCTCCGTACAGCGACCTTGAGAACGACGACACGAAGATGGAGCGCGAGGAAAAGCGCGTCACGACGCAGCAGCGGGCCTACAACGACCCGGCGCGCGAGAAGATCGAGATTTTCGAGTGCTACATCAAGGTCGACTACGACGGCGACGGCATCGCCGAGTGGCGCAAGGTGATCTACGCCGGCACGGGCGAAGACAGCGACATGCTGGAGAACGAGGAGTGGACGGACGACCTGCCGTTCACCTCGATCACGGGCCATCCGATCCCGCATCGCTGGCAGGGCCGCTCGATCGCCGACGACACGATGGACATTCAGCGCATCAAGACCGTGCTGATGCGACAGACGCTCGACAACATCTACGCGGCGAACAACCCGCAGCGTGAGGTCGTCGAGCGCGCCATTGTCGTCGGCTCCGAGGAGGAGCTGCATTCCCCGACGTTCGGCGGCATCATCCGCGTCACCGAGCCGAACACAATCCGCGACCTCGCCGTGCCGTTCTTCGCCGAGAACTCGTTCGGCATGCTCGAATACATCGACGGGATGCTGCAGAAGCGAACGGGCGTCTCGCAGCGGTCGATGGCGCTGGAGGCCGACGCGCTGGTCAACCAGACCGCGACGCAAGCGCAACTGCAGGCCGACCAGTCGTACAGCAAGATCGAGCTAATTGCCCGGAACTTCTCGGAGATTGGCCTGAAGCGACTGTTCCAGTGCCTGCTTAAGCTGGTCGTGACGCATCAGAACGTGCCCGACACGGTTCGGCTGCGCGACAAGCCCGCGGTGGTCACGCCGAGCCAATGGAATGCCGACATGGACGTGACGATCGACATCGGCCTCGGCGCCGGGTCGCGCGAGCGTGACTTCATGGCGCTGCTCCAGATCAGCCAGAAGCAGGAACAGCTTCTGATGCAGGGCGGGCCGAACAACCCGTTCGTGGACGGCATGCAGTACGGCACCACGCTCGGCAAGCTGGCCGAGGCTGCGGGCTTCAAGTCCTCGAATATGTTCTTCAAGGAGCCGAACCCCGAGGAGATGCAAGCCTACGCCGAGCAAGTCGCGAACCAGCCTGACCCCGAGATGCAGAAGGAACAGGCCAAGGCGCAGGCGCAGCAGGCCATCGAGCAGGCCAAGCTTCAGGCGAGCATGCAGCTTGAGCAGGCCAAGATGGCGGCTAGCACCGAAAAGGAAAAGGCTCAGGCGCAGGCCGACCTCGTGACCAAGCAGGCCGATCGGCAGATGCAGGCGGAGGCGGCACAGCAGCAGATGCAACTCGAAATGACCAAGCTGCAAATGCAGGCCCAGATCGAGCGCGAGAAGCTTCAGGCGCAGATCATGCTGAAGCGCGAGGAGATGGCGCAGCAGCGCGAGCTTGAGGCCGCGAAGATCCAGGCGCAGCGTGAGAGCGCTCGCATGAACGTGGAGCAGAAGCGCGAGGCTGGTTACATGGCTGCGGAGGCTAAGTCGGCCGATGAGTGACGACCCGGTTTATCTCGGCCAGGAAGCCAACCGCATTATGAACGACCCGCGGCTTGTCGCCGCGCGCGAGGCCGTCGAGGCCGGCATCATCAACGATCTGAGGCGCATCAAGCCCTCTCGTGAGTTCGACGAACAGCGCCAGGCCCTGTGCCTGAAGCTGCAAGTCCTTGAAGACGTGTGGTCGCAACTCCAGTCGGTCATCACCACTGGAAAAATTGCGGCCAAGCGTACGGGCGTCTAGCGCCCGTCCCCGAGTGCCCGCCGTGAGGCGCGCAGTCCCCTAGATGGACCACTTACCCATGACCGAAGCCACCAACCCGCCCGCAGGCGGGAGTGATAGCGGCGGATCGAATGTGTCTGCGCTGGACCATTCGGCCCGACTGTTTGGAATGCTTGAACGAGACGAAGACGAGGCCCCCGCAAGGGACACGCCCCGGCCCGTCGAGGAGAGCGGCCAAGATCCCAGCGAAGTCGGCCCCGATGACATCGGAGACGACGACGTCCAGCCTACAGAGACGGCTGCCGACGCAAAGCAGAAACCTACGGTCAACGACGACGTGCTTGTCACGCTCGGCGACGGATCGCAGGTCACTCTGGCTGAACTCAAGGCGGGGCATCTGAGGCAGGCGGATTACACGCGCAAGACCCAGACCGTCGCCGAGGAAAGGCGACAGGCTCAGGAGATTGCCGCGCGGTCGCAGCAAGCGGCTGCAGAAT